CTTTTCTCTCCCTGCGAAGTTTCAACCAGCATCTTTCCATTGCTATTTTCATATTTTATGAATACTTTGGCAGAATCCGCATTTTCCAATCCTGTTGTGCTTCTATTCCGTCCGGCAGTAATCTGTAACTCTACTCCGCGGATCACTGTTGGATACCATGTAATTTGCTTTTTTACCTTCTGCTGATTGAATACTGTGATTGTATCTGTATACATGACTCTCCTTTTAAAAAAGACCAATTTCAAATCTGTAGATCATCCATTGGTCTTTGCTTTTTACTCATATCCTCTGTAAAACAGATTTGGGCTTACATTCTGTAAATACTCTTCGGCTGCTGCCAAAAGATACATATTCTGCTTCTCCTGGCTTGTGAGGATAGCATCTAATTTATTTTTTCCTACCTCAAAGCTAATGCTTTCACTTCCTGCCGAATGTGACTTGATCACTTTTCCTGCGTCATATTCTGCTGTACGTTTTTCAATAGCCTGCATTTCATCAGCCAGTCTACACACAGCTTTCTGTATCTGCTCTCTGGCAAATTCTTCAAGCTGCGCGTATCCGATCTTCCTGATGTTTCCGGAGGTAAGAAAATCAAGCTTATCGCTGGCTTTCTCATTCCATTTTGGAAACTCTGTCTCACTTACACTTTCACCAAAATATTTCTGCCTGTAAAAGTCGTATGATGTGTATCCCATATTTAGCCCTTGATCTTTCCAATCATCTCTTCATCAAGTTCCTTGATTCCGTAGATAATATCAAACGAAATTGTATCCTGCTTATGTTTTGTGTCATAATCGATTACAACCCTCACACCAAGACCATTGGCAGATGCAATATATGCTTTTGATGCACCCATAGGAAGCGAAAGATTTCTTGTTACCAGAGCAATTCCGTTTCTGTGAAATGCCAGTGAATTTGGCTCTTTGATCAATAATGCATCCACTTCTGTGAAATCTGCGTGCAGTGGCTGGTCAATCTTGACAGTTTCAATTGTTCCGTCCACCGCAGTAGCATCTTCCACGATTGTATATTTATATCCTTCAACGATAAAAGAATCACCTTTTTTCACAGTGCCAGTAGCTGCATCCACATCTGTAAGTTTTACTGTTTCCTCGCCTTTCTTTGCAGTAACTTTATATGCGGTCGCTGTTCCTGTCTCAACAGGTGCATCCGGGCAATTCTGATCCATATAGGTGTCAAATGAATATACTTTTCCAATCTCTGCATCTCTCAAAGCTTTCTCGCTTCCAGATTCTGATACCTTTGACATATTATCAGACATTACATAGCGATACTTATGTGTTGGATGCATAACAACACGTCTGTTTGCTAACGGCACCTTCGCAACATCAAAGAGCTTTGCCATATTACCGATATCTTCCGGCTTTGTTGCTCTCGCATTTCCTTTCACGATGTGTTTTGCATGTTCCAGTCCGACCGCAATAAGGTCTTCATCAATTGCCTGTGCGATTGCCTGCATCGCCGGAGTGACAATCTGTGTTGAGAAATCCTTAATGTTCAGCGTGAGTTCCTTTGATGTTACCGGAACAGTAACGTCGCGGAATCTGTCCATCTTTACAAGTACTGATCCTTCTGTTGCATCCTGGTTTGATGTTTCTCCTGTAAAGTTCTTAGCAATGAACTTCGCAGGTTTTCTTACTGTGATCGTGTCTCCAACCTTCACAAATTCTTTTGAATAATCTTTATGGACCAGATTGGCCATAACAAGATTTGCCTGTAAAACCATCAAAGCCTCATTTGCAATAATCTGCGGTGTTAAAAAATTGTTTGGCATATTATTCTCCTCTCTTAGCTATTCTGCTCTCTCCATTTTTTGTACGTTTCGAAATCCATGTTATTTGGATCTCCCTTAATTCTTGTGTCTGTCTGGTTTCCCATCGGCTCCGTGAAAACTGCTGCATTATCTGCATCATCCTCTGCCTGTTCCGATACCAGAATGTTTGGAATGTCTTTTCCTTCTGAATCTTTGACCATTGCGTTAAAAAGATCATCCATTGATTTTCCTTTGGCTGAATCATCCGCAAGCTTTTTTTCAAGCTCTGCCGTGATGGCATTTCTGGTAATATCATTTACGAAACGTTTTTCTTTCAGATATTCTGCTACCGTAGCGTGTCTCTCAGCCTCTTCCTCTTTTTTCTTGCGGTCTGCGCGCTCGTTCTCCAATGTTTCAGTCGTCTCTTTCAACTTTTCCTGAAGATTTACCACATCCACACCATCAAACTTTTTCAGTTTATCCGCTGTCTCATCTAACAGTTTCTGTGTCGATTCTGCTTTTTCCACCTGATCGTCATAATCCTTCTTGGTACGGTAGTTCTCATGAACTTCCTTCTCCAGAGTGCTTTTTTTATCCTCTGGCACCTCAATCCCAAGACCTTCCAAAATTTTAAAAATATTTTTCATGTTGCATATCCTCCTCTTCCCGTATCTTTTACCTGCTCGCCAGCAGCATTAGGATTTGTCCTTACCCCCGGACTCGGCAATGCGGCTGCCATTCCGCGAAATAAAAAAAGAGCCTGATACACGACTTTCATCATGTATTAGGCTCAATGGCTCATCACTTTACTTAGGGGCTCGATTTCTGTAATAATCTTCGTATCCTTGCAATGTTTACAATATGCCGGGAATGATATTAATACTGTGTCCCGCCGTACTTTCAACATCTTTTCCCCACAATCGGGGCACGGATACCAGAATGTTTCTTTTTCTCGCATTCTATCACCTCTTGTCCATATTATATGCTTTCACTTCACTTTTATCAATCACTTTTTTTGACGGATCACCAACATATAACCTGTCATATTGTGGTTTCAAATCATTTTCTTCACAGAATTGTCCATACTTTTTATTATAATATGCCACTTTTTCTTTTGCTTTCTGGTATTGAACGCCAAGTGTTTCTCTGGTCTCGTCATCCTCAGCTTTGTCCATTGCCTCCTTATAGCCATTCTTTTGTATCTTCCACTTTCTGATCGTGCGCTCAAGTTTTCTTTGTGCCTGCTGCAAATCATACGCTTTTTTATTTTCTTCTGTGTCGATTTTCTCGTAGTTATTTTTGCTCACTCCATCTATCCATGTACCGATGGAATGTCTGCAATTCCAGCCTAATATTCCCTCACCGGTTCCGTACCCGGTCTTTTCAATAAAATCAGGGTGTAAGTTTCTGGCTTTCTCAGCTTCTTTTGTGTACTCTTTTGCAAGTCCCAACTTTACCAGATCCACATAGAATACCTGTCCCTGCCACGATTCATGGTTTGCTGGTTCTGGTATCGGCGTACTTCTGGCTCCAACATGTGCAGATGTTAAAACAGCCCACACATCCATCTCCGCCATACGCTTTAACGCCATATCCCCAGCCGCCTTTGCAATCCCTGTTCTGACTGCCCGGAGAGTTGCCGTTTCCACTGTATCTTTATGCCCTGATGGATAGATTACCATCCCGCCTTCTTTTACAGCCTTGTCAATTGCTTCCTTCACTGCCTGTGATCTGCTGCATGTTCCTGTCTGAACTTTAAATAGAGCCTCATCACAGGCATCAATAAATGTTACCTGCGCCGCTTTAGCAATCGTTCCTGTAAGATTCTTTAATTCTCCCTTTGTTGCTTCATAATTTCTTTCAAGGATTCTGATATATTCCGGTGACATTTTTGTGCCAATCGCTGCTGCAAGTCCGGCGGCTTCATACTCTGCATCCTCATATCTGAGTGCTGTAATTCCTGCATCCTTAAAAGCCTTCTTTACAACCTTATTACTTTCGGCTGTCTGTTTTTTTATCTCTTTCATAATATCCGCCAAAAGTTCGTCAGACTCCTGCAGCGTT